TCATTCCAAGCGGTCCGATTTCGTACGGAGGCATTTGATCTTGACCATATGCTTTCAGTGCATTTCTACTAGCAGCTTGTCCGTTATAAAGAGGGTCCAACATATTTAATGTATTCTCTTTTGGCTGTGGAACAGTGCCAAACGGTTGTTGATTTAACCGTCTACCGGGCACCATATTCTGATTCATTCCTGAATTAGGAACAAATCCAATAGTTCCCATTCGTGGGTCGCCTGGCATTAGTCCTGAGTCTCCATAAGGGAACAGGTTTGTACCAGACATAGAGCCGGGCTGAGGAGCACCACCACCCATTGACATACCAACCATTGGGTTGTTCATCATATTTCCCGCCTTTTGATCTTGCGGAGCATAAGGCAACGGTTGAGGTGGAGGGGGTGCACCTGCATTTGTCATATTAGACTGATTGATTGCAGTTGGGTCATCCCCTAGCCGCTTACGCCGATTAAGCTTATCGCTGTTCATTTCAAGCTCCGTAGATTTGTGGTCGGTTATTTAAACCTTGATATTGCACGCCATCAGCGATCATTTTTAAACGCTCAGCGGCTTGCCTACCTGCCAGCTCACTATCAACTTGTGGTTGCAGTGTTGCGGAATATCCTCCTTCTGCATATCCAGTGGTATTACGTGGATCAGAGATTACTTGATTACCTGCAGCATCAAACATAGGTTTGAAGTTACCATAAGCACCGTCTAATGCATCACCAGTTGTCACATTGACGTTTCCGTATTTAGGATTTCGTGAGGCTTTAGATGCCTGTCCAGTACCATTTGTATAGACTGCACTGATACCATTAATGAATTGGTTACCAATACCGGCTTGAGCAATGGCTGCAGTTTTTTTAGCATTGTAATCGGTATCGCCACCACGACCCATTGTGATTTTTTGAGTGGCCATAGTTTAATTTATTATTGCCTAAGACTATTCTACTATTATCGCCACATTACATTTAATGCAATTCTTGAACCTACTGCAGTATCAGCAGGACCAGGCACAGCCATAATAAATTCAGCACCTGAACGTTCAAATGCATAGCGTCTGACGTCTGGTCTTCTGTAGTTAGGTACATACAACGTTTCTGCCAAACGGTCTACTTCGCGTAAATAGATTTCACGGAAGTATTCGTCACCTTTCAGTGGATCTGAAGTAGCAATTGTACGTTGAACGTCACCAGCAATCTGCTCTAATCGGCTGAAGTTAGGTGAACCGCCGCTGTCTTCTGGAAAATATTCACTGTTATTCCACGCGCTATCACAACGCCGAATGTGATTAACAATTTGGTTATACCAGTATTCGTCTGGGATTAAAGCCATTGCTTCTTCCAGACGTGCACGGTCACCTGCAGGAATTTGTGAACCTGAATTAAATCCTAAGTGAAACCTAGTTTTTGACTTTAGTAGTTCGTTTAATTCCATCAGCCTAGTAACCCTTGCTGAGTATAAGCATCACGAAGAACTCCTTCGAGCATCCGTTGGTCCTGTGCGGTCATTCCACCTTGCGATTGAATTTTTGCAAGTAGTGCACCAGCTTCACCTGTTTGTCTTATTGCTTGTTGCTGTGCAATAGCACCTAGGCCGCCGCCAATTAGTGCGCCTACTAAACTACCTGCCATACGTGCACCTGGTTTAAACATATTGTTTGTGCCACGCATTCTGCCAACAACTTGACCTAATGAATTAACAGGAACTCCCATTAATCCACCTATTGCAGCACCACCCCCAGCACCTAATGCAATCGCATCGCTTAACCTAGGACCTTGCTCTGCTTCACGTGCAGCTTGCGCCATCAAAATCTTTTCAATATCAGGGTTCATTACAGCCGCACTAATAGTAGTACTATTTTAACTAATGAAAATTAAGTCTTCATCAATCAACTGTTCCCAATTGACACGCGGGATATTTTCAAGCTGCTTAAGGTTTGAAAAGCGTTCGCCTGATAAAGACATACGCAGCTCAACAATACGCTTTGCTGTTGCATAACCTACGCCAGGCAAACGCTTTGCAATCTGTTCAGCAGGTGCAGTATTTAAATTTAACCGTGTATCTTCAATAGGTACAACAGTTGCAGGAAGCTGCTCTTCAGGCTCAGGTGTGATTTGCGGTGCTTCAACTTTTGCAAGCCGACCTTTCTGGCGGTCATAAGGCACAAGCTGCTCAAGACTTACAAAAGTAATATTACCACCAGCATCTTTCACCATCGCAAACTCTTTGTCGTGCTTATTGATAAACTCAACTAGCTTGCCAGTTTTCTGGTCTTGAAATAAATTACTCATTGATGTATTCACTACCTATCGTCATTATAGGCACAAAAAAAGAGCCCCTTGAAGAGGCTCTTGTGTTGATTAAACAAGATATCAATAACCTTGTCCAGCTTCCACTGCATAAGGAAGATGCAGGTCATCTTCATCAGGAGCAGCGTCAGGCATGAAGTAGCACACTTCCACAATCAGAGCAGAAGGTGCCTTACGGCAAGCGCCTGCGGAAGGATTCTGTGCAGGCTGAAGTGCTGCAGAGGTGACAACCTGAATGGGCACAGTCACGTCGGGAACCAAGAGGTCACCGATTGGGGTTCCATCAACAATGCTGCTCATTGGGTATTGGAAATTACCAACGGCATTGAAGAAACCAAGAGTGCCGTCACGACCAGCGGTAACACCGTCGTTAGCAGTCAGGGTAGGGCTACCAGCAACAGTGTGCTCGATAGTCGTGGTTCCGGGAAGCACGCCACCAACAGCAATGCTGTCAGCTTCACGAACGCCGATAGCGTTCACAGCGGTGCGGTACACGGTTGCACCAGCAGGGAGTTCAAAAGGACGATCCTTGCGGGGCTTGTCATCTTGACGAAGGTCAGGAGACAGGATTTTGAGGTCATAGGTACCAGCGGGCAGTTCGCCGTTAGCATCCAGGACATCAGTGTTATCAGGATCAAGGACGAGTGCACCGACGAGACGGACAAACACTGCGCCAGGGATAGCGACAACACCTTGCTCACGATACGCATTCAGGTGAGCAACGAAGTTACCAGGGAAGATTTTATTCGTCCAAGGTGTGCGTTCGGTAAAGTTAAACGTAGCCATTGTTAGTTACCTCCTATCAATATACGAAAGAGTAACCAACCGTAATGAAATCCTTATTCAGGGTTTCAAAACCGGCAAACAGAGACCAGATCATAATGATGAAACGGCTGAAGTCGTCGTTGTTGTTCAACAGGATCTGAGCATTGTTACCACCAATGCCAACACCAATTGCCTGAGGACCGAAGAAGATCAGCTGGCTAGCACCGTAATCGGCGGCTGCAGCAGACTCATCCGTAATCACCAGGTTGTAGTTGGTTTCAGGAAGGTTGGTGGACTCGAACCAACGGACACCCTCGAAGAGGAAGCCAGTAGGCATAACGGGTTGACCAGCAACAAAGCCGGCTTGTCCGTAGGCAGGTCCCATACCTTGATAGAAGTTGGCGTTGGGAGCCATATTGGGCTGCATGGGGTTAATCATGCCCTGGCCAGGATAACGAGCGATTTCACGGAAGTCGCTGTTCTGACGCAGGTGCATCATTGCGGTTGGGTCAACGATGCAACGGTAGTAACCATCAGCGAAGGTGGGGACATTGCGCTTACGCATATCCTTCACAACTTCGAGAAGGTCGGTGGTGACATCGAACTTGGCAGATTCGCCAGCTTCGTAGGTCACACCAAGGGTGCCGCCGGTAGCGCCTTTCTCCTTATCGCCAGGCAGGTAATAACCACCTTGCTCTTTAGAAGATTTGCCACAGGCTTCAGCCTTAAGCAGTTCATTGGCGAACACGCGGTCACGCCAACGACGATAGTCATCAAGCAGCGTCAGGCTACCGATGGACTGGTGGAACACGTTCAGGTTGCCGGTATCAAGCAGCAGACGCTGAGCAGTGATCAGGGTTTCACGCGCAACTTTGAAAGTAGAAGGCTGTGAGCTGTCACGAGTATCGGCGGGGCCTGTGTACTCTCGCAACGTGACTAGCACTTTATCTTTCACGATGTTGCGTGCAGAAGCGGTTCCGAGGGTTTGGTCGGCAGTCCGCTCACGGGACTCCTTGGTGCCGGGCTTACCCCAGAAGCGATAGCGGTCCAACTGAACAGTTTGACCAGGTTGCTTGGAGAAATCGTGCACAACCACAGGCTCAATTGCCATCTCAATGATGTAAGCCGGGTGGGGACGATAAAGTTCTGCACCAAGAAGCTTCGGAAAGTCATTGTCAATCCACACGATTGATATGCTCCATAAGCTAAAAGATTTATAAGTGACTTCGACTTAGTCACATATATAGATAGTACTAGCTATAGTTGTTATATAACTAGGTTTCCGAAAATACTTATGGAACGATTTATTGACACTCAAGAATGGGTACCAGTTCATACTCTGCCAGGGTTCGAAGCTTGTATTGAATATTATGTAAATCGTGAGGGGCAGGTCAAATCAACTAAGCAGCAGGTAGAGCGAATTCTAAAACCAAAAATACACAAAGCTGGCTATCCAATGGTCAAACTCACTCAAAGAATTGGTAAGGGTAAAGTGCTAGATGTATGTGTACATAAGCTTGTGGCATTTGCATTCTTAGGTAAGCCTCCAACTCCTTACGGCAAGGGCAAAGGCTGTACGATTATTGACCATATTGACGAGGATAAATCAAATCCAAAAGCTGATAATTTGCGATGGGTAAGCTGGAAGGATAACAATACTAAATGCAATTATCCGCGTAGACCAAAGAATACACCTGAGCAAGTTGCCGCTGCTAAAGAACGTCAAAAGATTAGAAATCGTGAGTGGATGCGTAAGAAACGTGCTGAAGAAAAGAAGGCTAAAATAGAAGAAAGTAATACTTAAGTCTAATGTCAGATAGTCTCGTACTTAAAGGTGCCAAGGACGTACGCAAGCAGAAAGGCAGTGAACTGCTTCTCGTTCGTCCTAAGCGCGGTGGTGATTTTCATCAGGTCAAGAAGTGGTGGGCTACTAATCCCAACACTACTATTTACGTAGGTTGTTCTGTCTTTAAAGTGACGACTGCTGCTGGTACCGCTTA